TCTCGTCCAGCCACAGGCGCCAGGCGCGGGCGTACTGCTGGTTGGGCCAGTCGAAGTACCGGGTGGCCAGGACGGGCGCGAAGGTGCGGTGGAGGTAGCCCTCAACGGCGCGAGAGGCAGCCTCGATCGCGCGGTCGATCTGCGCGTGGTTACGCGCGCTCTCCTTTGAGTCCAGGGCTGACTTGACGTCGTCCCTGGTGCAGTACCAGACGCCCATCCTGTGCCCTTGCTTTCTTGGCCGTACGCCCCGAATGAGACGTAGGGAGTGGGAAGTGTGAAGTTGTCGTGCTCGCGTCAAGTGTACGGGCGCTAGCGTCCATCTGCTAGCGCCCACCGACGTCAGTCAGAGAACGCGTCCGTCTCGGGGCCATCGGTAGTCACCGAGCTTGCAGAAGAGGACGCCTCGCGGGCCTTCTTGGAGCGGCTCCCCGTCGAACGGGCAGGCTTCGGGCGCGTGGTCTCGCTCGTCTCGGGCGTACTGGACGGCTTCTTCGTAGATGCTGAGGAGGGATTCCCAGGCCATTCAGGCTCCTCCTTCTCCTTCTCCACGGGTGCGTGCGTCGCCCCGTTGGCGACAGTGATCTTCGGCATTCCGCTCTCCTCGCGGTGGTCGGATCCGCAGCCTGGGCATGCCTGGAGGTCCCAGGCGTATCGCGTGGAACACTCCAGGCACTCCCACAACATGACGGCTCCTTACGCCGCGACGAGGGTCGCGCCATCGGTCAGCGGGATCCACGTGACGTAGATCGTGACCGCGCCGTCCACCGAAGAGGCGCCGACGAGTTCGACGGTGCCCGTGGTGACGACCGCGTTCAGATCGGTACGGCCGCCGCGCAGGAACTTCGACGCCGCCGTGGTGCCACGGTCGAGGCCGACGACCGAACCGGCCGCAGTGTCGGTCGTACCCAGGTCGGTCGCCGTGACGATGACCTGGGTGTCGCCGGTGGTGGGGTTGCCCTGAACGGCGAGCGTGCCACCGGCCGCCGCGATGGTCGTGGTGACCTTCAGCCACAGGGAGGTGATGAGGACATCGCCTCCCGCCACGGTGAAGCAGGTGATGGTCGGGTCGCCGGAGATGGCGCCCGAAGCCTTGGAGACGGGTCCCTGGCCGAGAGCGATCTGCCGGAGCTGGGAGCCCTGGATCATGGTGGTCACATCGGGCTCCTATCAGGCAACGATGTTGCTGGCGAGGTTGGACGGCTTCCGCTGGACGTTGAGGTCGTGGACGAAGGCCATGCAGATACCGCCGTCGACGGTGACCTCGACGCAGTTGAAGCCCGCCGAGAGCTGGTCACCGCGCACGGTGAAGACCATGGAGTCGTTGGTCGCGTCGTCGCCCGACACACCGAGGTCGAGGGTGTCGTCCTGCTCGGCCATCGCCGTCCAGGTGCCACCGACGCCAGGGGCCTTGTGCGGGTAGACGTTGCAGTCCAGCGCCTGCTCGGAGGCTCCGGAGATGGACTCCTTGATGGTGGCGATCGTCGAGCCGTCGTCCTCGTAGGTGACGAACGAGACGGCCTCGGCACGCGTGAGCGGGATGTGAACCCCGGACGCCGCCGCGATGACGTTGAAGACCCGGCCGAGACCGGCTCCTGCTGCGGACATGGTGCCCTCCTTGAGGGGGTTGATTGCCTCTGCGGATGACCGGGGGCGGGGGGTTTATTGCCCGCCCCCGGCGGCGACGTCAGGCCCGCTCGCCGAGCTTCACGAAGGGGCTGAGCGTGGCGGTCGAACCGTTGGCCGGAGTCAGGGCCGACTGGAGCCACGGACGCCCGTCCACGCGCTGGATCACGCGGAACGCGATCTCGTCGTTGGCGAAGCGGACGTGCTCCGAGGTGGACGCCTGCATGATCTGGCGGTCACCGACCAGGTACTGCGAGAGGTCCACGAAGTTGATGTCGCCCGCGTCGCCGAGCTTCGGGGCCTTCTCCGTGAACAGGACCGGACGGCCCAGGATGGTCATGGGCGGACCCGACTGACCGTTGTTCAGCCAGATCGCCGAACCGCCGGTACCCACCGAGAGCGCCATCGTGGCCAGCTCCGGGAAGGTGTCGTGCGAGGCGACCCAGACCGCGCTACCCAGGGAGCTGGGCAGCATCCGGCTGTACATCTTGACGATGTTCTCCCACACGATCGTGTCGGCGGGCTGGCCGGACTCCTTGGTGACGGAGACCGAGGCGGAGGCGTTCAGCCAGCCGAGCGGCTCACCGGTGCCCGAGCCGTTCATGAACGCGTCGTCCTCGAACCAGCTGAGCGCCTGCGGGAGCTTGCTGGTGAGGAAGCCGGAGAACGCCGAGCCGTCCTGGAGCAGCTCCGAGGAGGCGACCGCGTACGCGGTGAGCTTCTTCGCGTCGAGGACGACGCGGGAGAAGGACGCCACGGACTCCGACAGCGCACCGGCCTCTTCGGTCCAGTAGCAGATCACGCCGCCGAAGACGCTGGAGGCGTGCGAGGTGTCGTCCACGGTCGGGATCGGGACCCGGCCGTTCTCCATCGCGATGACCGTGGCGCGCGGGCGGGTGATGCCCGTCTCCAGGGAGAGCGCGAGCAGCTCGGCACGGAGCACCTCGGGAACGAGGAAGCCACCGTCGGACGGGATGGTCGTGCCGTACGAGTTCTTGATCTTGGTGGCCTTGGCCGCCTTGGCGGTCAGCTCCTCACCGTTCCGCAGCTGGGCGCGCTGCGGGTAGACCATCTGCATGAACTCGGTGAGGTCCGAGAACTCCTCGTCCATGGCCGCACCGGGGGCCTTGGCGTTGTACAGCGTCTTGCCCTGCGTGGCACCGCCGCGCTGGGAGCGGAGCGTCATGTTGAGGCGCTTGATGTCGTTGGACACCTTGCCCTTGTCGCCGGTGAGCATCTCGGCGAGCGCCAGCTGGGTCTGCTCCTTGACCTGCTCGCCCAGCTCCTTGTCCTTGTTCATGACGGTACGGGCGTAGTTCTGGAGGAACGTCTTGCGGCCCTCCGGGTCGGCCCAGATCTTGTTGACACGCTCGGTGTCACCCAGAAGCTCTTCCAGTTCCGACGCGTTGGTCGGAATGACGATCTTCGTCACGCGTGCACTCCTTCCAGTGCGTCAGCAGCCGCAGCCGCCATGTCCCGGCGGAACTCGTCGGGGTCGAATGCGAAACCGGGCTCCTGTGGGGGCGACGTTGTCGGCCTCGGATGTCGAGTTCATGACAACGTTGTCGTTGCGCGCCGTGATGTCGCCGAGAACTTCGTCGGCGAGCCCCGCGTCCACGGCCTCCTGGGCGCTGTACCAGGTCTCCGCCTGCATGACGGCCCGCCAGTCCTGCGGCGTGCCGCCCGCCTTGTCGGAGTAGATCGAGGCGATGTTGTCGCTGGTCTTGTCCAGCAGGTCGGCCAGGTCCCGGAGGGTCTTGGCATCACCCATCGCCATACCGGCCGCGTCGTGGATCATCATCGTGGCGTTCTTCGCCATGACGACCCGGTCGGCGCCCATCGCGATCACGCTGGCGATCGAGGCCGCCAGGCTGTCGACGTACGCCGTCACGCCGCCGCGCTGCTTGAGGGCCTGATAGATGGCCACACCCTCGAACACCTCGCCGCCTTCGGACGAGATGTGCAGGTCGATCGGTCCCTCGATGGCCGACAGCTCCATGAGGAAGTCGCGGGCGTAGACGCCCCAGCCGCCGATCTCGTCGTACAGCATGACCTGCGTCGTCGCGCTGGCCTCGGCCTTGTTCTTGATCTCGTACCAGGAACGGGCGCCCTTGGACTGGAGGTTGCGGATGTCCCTGGCGGTCCATGCCTTCATGCGGCCACCTCCTCGGGGACCGTCGGGTCTGTCGTGGGCATGACAACCGGAGACGCCGAGGGCTCCGGCTTCTTGAACTCCATGGGGGGCAGGCCCAACAGCTGGCAGGCGACCTCGGTGTCGGCACCAGCGGCGACCAGGGCGACGATCGCGTTGACCTTGGCGGTCAGCTCATTCACGTCGGCCTGCCGGTCGTCGGGCACAGGCGAGCAGTAGTCGAACTCCACACCCTCGCCGGTCGACCCGAACATCGGCAGGAACTCGTTGTTCAGCACCGACTTGATCCGCTCCAGCAGCGACACCAGGATCCACCGGGCGAACATGTACTCGCCCGCCTCGGCGTTGGCCCGGTTGACGTTCTCCGAGGTGCCGAGCATCGCCTTCGGGAAGCCGAAGGCCTCACGGATCTGCTCGCTGTTGAGTTGGCTCATCTCGGCGAACTGCATGTCCCGGTGGACGGCCTGACGCTCCACCCAGTCCATGTCCTCGCCTTCGAGGATGGCCACGCGGTGGGCGTTGTCGGGGCCCTTGTGCTGCTCGTTCCACCGGAACTGGAGGCGCCGGTATTCGTCGTCGTCGAGGTCACGGGCGACCTTGATGATGCCGCCCGGCTCCGCCGAGTTGAGGAAGTACGCGCGGTTCCACTCATCCGAGAAGCGCACCGAGTCGATCTTCGCGAGCACGGACTGGACCGGCCCGACCCCCCGGTACTCGGACAGGGGGTCAGGTCGGCGGCTGAAAATGACCTCATCCGTGCCCAGGCGGACCCGCTGGCCGTCGGGCGCACGGTACTCGTAGCCCGAGATGTAGGTGTCCGCGCTCTCCAGGATCGTCATGCGGTCCGGGCGGACCGGCCAGATCTCCGTGGGCGCAGCGAATCCGGACGGGCGGGGCAGATGCCACCAGCCCTCACCCACCAGGAACATGTGCTGGGCGTAGACCTCGACCAGCTCCTGCTGCGTGTAGAACGGGTTCGGCTTGTTCCACACCTTCAGCGCCAGGTGCTGGGTGACCTCGACCCGGTCGTCCATGCCCTCGTACGCGTACGTGCGGCGGCCGTCCGTCCGCTTGCGGAAGAGCTGCCAGCGGACGGTCGAGGCGGCCTCGGCGGTGCGGTTGACGATGGCGAAGACGGTGCCGACGTTCTTCATCGCCGTCAGCCCGGCGACCGTCCCGATGGGCGCGGGGGCCGGGTAGTTGCCGATCGTCATCCGGGAGAAGGGCAGAGGCTCGGACCGGTTGAGGAGAGCGCTGAGGAGACTGGTCACCTACGCCCTCCTTTGGTCAGGGTCATGTCAATTGCCCGGTCCAACAGTAGCAGCGAAAATCCTCCGACGATATACCCCAGGGGCAGGAGGAACAAGGCCACCCCCCAGGTAATCGCCGCAAGACCTACGGCCGAGAGCCACATCGACGCAAAGACTTTCAGGTACGCCTGCACCCCATCGGGCAGCGCCTTCCACATCTTCATCAGCACGGGTCTCCCGGACGTCGTCGGACCCGTGCCACCAGGTCCAGCTTGGCGACCATGTACCGCATGGCATCGCAGCCGTGGTCGTTGATCTTCAGCGGCGCCTCCTTGGGCGCCTTCGTCCCGGTGTTGTCCCAGACGTAGTCGGCGATCTCCTCGACCGTCGAGGTCGGCTTGCCCGCCGCCTTCAGCGACTCGTCCACGTGCATCACGGAGTCCGCGAAGAAGAAGATGCGGGGCTTGCCGTCGGCCTGCACCTCGAACCGCCTCTGCGTCGCCTGGAGGCCCCGCGAGACGTCCTTCTTGGCCTTGCCCACGGGCAGGCCCAGGTGCTTGACCAGGGTCGCCCGGTCCTCGGCGTCGTGGTCCGCGATGATGACCGGCTTCGGCTCCCGCTTGTACTTCTCCATCTGGTTCAAGATCCGGCGGGCGTGGTCCTCGACCAGGGTCTTGGAGTGGTAGATCTCCCGCGTCAGGTACAGGCGGCCGTCGTGGTCGACCCGCCACCACTGGGCGACGAAGGGGTTCACGAACCCGAAGTCGATGGTGATGTACAGCGGCCAGTCGTCCGGCACCCTGAACTTGGGGATGACGTGGACCGACGGGTCGAACTCCTCGAAGATCTGGCCCTCGGCGGCCACCCACTTACCCCAGCGCATGCGCGCGTGGCGGGCGCCCTTCAGGCTGCGGTCCAGACCGTCGATGTAGTTCCGGCCGACCTCGGTCCAGTCCTTGCCGTCGTGGTAGCCGGGATTGTCCTCGTGCTTGGAGTAGAGCAGCTTGCAGCGGCCCTCGTCCGCGCGGCGCTTGAGGTGGTGCGAGGGGGCACCGGGGTTCGTGGCCATGAGCAGGCGGGGCTTCTTCAGCACGCCGTTGCGCAGGCGGGTGACCAGGTAGTCGAGGTCTTCCTCGGTGGACTCGATGGCCTCGTCGAAGAAGATCAGGTCGAACTCGGTCGACAGGATCTTGCTGGCCTTGTCGATACCGCTGACCAGGATGGTCGAGCCGTTGCCGTACTTGAACGCGGGCGGCTCCTGGGACGAGCCGCCATAGAACCAGACGATGCCGCTGGCCAGAGCCTCGGCGGCGACCTTCTCCCGGAAGCTGGTCAGCGTCGACGAGGTCAGGCTCGCGTGCGTCTTGCGGACGATCAGCGCCCGGAGCTTCGGGTACTTCATGCACAGCAGGTGCATGTACGACAGGACCGCGATGGTCTTGCCCGTGCCTGCTGCCCCCGACAGCAGCACCTCGGGGTAGTCCGACTCGAACAGCTCCTTGGCCGCACCACGCGGCTCGACGCGGACCGTCGTTGCCGTGCTCATGTCAACCCAGGTCGGGGAGTTCGACGCCGACGACCTCGTACTTCACGGTGCCGGTCTGCTCAACCTTCGTCGGCTGGTCCAGACCCTCCAGCTTCCGGTACGACTCTGCGATCGAGCGCATCTCCTTGTACGCCGCGAGCACCGGCATCGGGTCCTCCAGTGGTTGCCCGGTCTCCGGGTGCGCGACGACCTTGCCGTGCGCGGTGACGTAGTGGGTCTTGGAGGCGACCTCTTCGGCCTTGCGGTACAGCTTGTCCAGCCGCTCCCGCTCGAACTCGCGGGCCACGTCCGTGGCGTCGGCACGTGCCGCCTTGTATGCGCGCTGGACGCGGGCGTGCGCCGCCGACTGCGAGCAGCCCATGCGCTCGCCGATCTCGCGGTAGCTCAGCCGCTTGCCGCGCAGCCTGGCCGCCTCGATGTCGAGGGCTGCCTGATCGGGGTGCTTCTTGGTGCCCTCGATCTCCTCGCCCTCGCGCAGCAGCCCGAGCCGGGCCAGCGGTTCCTCCGCCTGCTCGATGGTCATGCCGCCTCCTGGAGCTTGACGTGTACTCGTCAAGAGTACCCAGGATTGTTCCGGACGGAAACAAACGGTAGGGACCGAACGCAAAAGAGCCCCGGCCGAAGCCAGGGCTCTCTGTCTCACAGGGTCTCAGAGTGACGACCGGGTCTTTCGCTCACCGTCGCCCTGCATGAAGGTCCGGGCGAACTCCCACGCGGTCTCGTTCTGGGGGACCTTCAGCTCCACCCTGCTCGGAAGCTCGATGGGGAGGTCCGGACGCCATGACGCCCAGTGCTCGTCGTTGCTGGAGTACGCGTCGCAGGACGGACACCACGTCCCGAGCACCACGGGTGACCCATCGGCGAACACCATGTACACGCGGATCGTAAGCCCGCAGGTGGTGCACCAGGGCCGGGCTCCCGACCTCCACGCCAGCTGAGTCGGTCGTCGATTCATCAGTTCTCCTGCGTCTTCTGGAGGGTCTCGGCGTTCTCCTGGAGGCGCTCCTTGGCGATCTCCAGCGCCCGGCGGGCGGTCCAGTCGGACACCCCGTACGTCTTCATCACGGTGGAGCGGCCGGGCAGGGGCTCCCCGTTGGCGACCAGCTTCTCCACCAGGGTCTCCTGGTCGATCACCAGCCCCTCCAACGCACGCTCCAGCGTCGTCTGGGGCTCCTCCTGGAGGGGCGGCTCGAAGGCTGGAGGCGGCGGTGCGGGCAGCTCCTGCATCTGGTCGTACACCGGCGTGACCTGCGGCTGGAGGGCCTCCAGCTCCCCCTCCACGGGGGCTGGAGAGACCTGGAGGGGAGCCTCCTCGACGGCATCAGGGCGGTGACCCCACAGCAGGCCGTGCACCCGCCACAGGATGAGCGGCGCCACGCTGGAGACCCCGATCACCACCCACGCCGTCATCTCCAGGAACTCGCTGGAGAGGAGGTGGGAGGTCGCCACCATCACCAGGAGGACACCCACCGCGAGGGCGGTGTCCCGTCGCTCCCGCAGAGCCACGAGCACGTACGCATCCAGCGCCGCCGGGAGGCACCAGGCCATCCCTCCAAAGCCGCACGCCACCGCCAGGTCGTACTCCGCCGACGCGGTGGAGGCGGCGCACACCAGATAGACGATGGTTCCGATGGTCTTGTTGGCCGCTACACTTCGTACTTGCATGGGTTCCC